AATTTCAAAAGAAGATATTAAAGAAATAGTTGGAGATTTTGATTCTATATTAGATGAGATGGGATTGGGTGGCGGAGCTGGTGTTGGTTTGAGTTTACCGGGTGGATATATTAATGGAGCACCAAATCCAAAAGATGTAAATAAATTAAAATCTAAATTGGATGGCGATGGTAGTGATGAATATACTCCGGTAAAAGAAGCAACTTCATCGGAAATTGTAAAAGATTTGGATAAGGTAAAAAATGATTTACTTAAAAAAGCAGATATTTTAATTGCAAAAAAGAAAAAACTTTATTCTAATATTGATATCGAATCTCCAATGAGTACAGATGAAAAGAAATTAAATAAAGAAATTGCAGATTTATTTTCAGAAATACAACAATTGATTCAACAAAAAAGAAGTCTAAAGAAAGAATCAGTAAACGAATCCCTATTATTAGAAGGTGGGGCTTATGGACATATGAACCATCCATTCGATATTGAAATGAATCTTACCTTTGGTGATTTAAAACAAATAGTAGTAAGAGCATTGAATGGTGATTTGGAATTGGCAAGAGAAAAAACTGACGGGCAAGCATTGGCAATCAGTTGGGTAAATGGTAGATTGGTAGCAGCTAGAAACAAATCACATTTAAAGAACAAAGGTGAGGGTGCTATGACAATAGGGCAAGTAGCTACTAACTTTGCTGGCAGGGGTGCATTAACCGATGCATATACGTTTGCAATGAAAGATTTGTCTGCGGCAGTATCTACGTTAACAGAACCACAAAAGAAAAAGATATTTAAAGATGGCGCGTGTTTTATGAATTTGGAAGTAATATATCCTAAGAATGCAAACGTAATCCCATACGGTCAAAATCTTTTAGTATTTCATGGTACGTTTGAATATGATGAAAGTGGTGAAGTAATTGGTGAAAACCAACAAGCTGCAAGTATATTGGCTGGAATGATTAAGCAAGTTAATAAGCATGTACAATCAACATATACAATACAAGGACCACCAATGTTATCATTGCCAAAATCCGAAGAATTGACTAAAAAGCAAGGTAAGTATATTTCAATGATAAATAAATTACAATCGGAATATAAATTATCAGATTCAGATGGTGTTGCAGATTATCATCAAGCATATTGGGCCGATTTGGTAAATAAAAATGCAAAGGGCTTGGATGCACAAGAAAAAATAGGATTAGTTAAACGATGGGCTTTTGGTGATAAGGGATTTCGTATTGCCACAATACAAGATGCTAAAATAAAAGCATGGGCTGATAATATGGATAAAAAAGACCAAGCTAAGATATCAAAGGAAAACATAATGAAATTTGAGGAGATATTCTTAGGTGTTGGTGCAGATGTATTAGCATTTGCACAATCGGTACTTACAGCAAATCCATCAGATGCAACTAAAAAAATGAGAGCTGAATTGGGTAGTGCTATTAAATCATTAAAAGCAACCGGTACTGCATCTCAATTGGATAAGTTAAAAATAGAATTACAAAGATTAAATTCTTTGGGTGGGTTTGATAAAATTGTTCCTAATGAGGGGTTAGTTTTTGTATATAATGGTAATACATACAAATTAACTGGAGCATTTGCACCTCTTAATCAAATACTAGGTATTTTTAAATTTTCAAGATAATTAATTGTTTTCCGAATTTTGATATACTTATATATACAAATATATCAAACCTAATATGGCAAGAGAATTCAATAAAAAGTTTATGCATCCAACTCGTAGGAAGTTGGTAGATATGGTAATGCATGGTGCTGACTATGAAAAGGAATCATTTATTTCATTTTCTGGAGCAGATAAAGAAATTATAAAACGTAAGGTTGGTGAAAAATGGACTGATGAAGATGGTAAATCTTGGGAGCAATTAGAAGCAGGTAAAGTACAAACATCAGAACTTGGTGATATAATGGCCGAAACAAGAGCTTATTTGGATAAGTTGAATAGCTGTAAATCTGAAACCTGCAAAACAATAAAAGTAGGTAGAGTTGATAAAAAACTAATATCTAAAACTGGATATTGTTTACATTGTCTTGCATTAAGAGAAGCTCAAATTAAATATGATGGGTTGTGGGAAGCATACGAAGATTATAAAATATTTTCTAATATGATTGCACACGGTAATGATATAGTGGCTCAATTTAAACAAGCTTATAGAGATGCAAAACAAACTTATGAAGTAGTTCAAGAAGATGGTAAGATTGAAACTTGGAGTATGGAAAGAGATGTAGAAGAACTTAAAGCAGAAATCCTTTTGGAGATTGTTAAGTTTGAAGGTGAGATTGAACAGGCTACAAAATTAAGAAATGAGGCTTACGATAAATTAAAAGATAAAAATTACGATTTAGTTAGGCCTCTTAACGATTAATATGAGTACTGGTATTACACAAAAGAAATCTCTAAAAGAGATAGTAGCGGAAGAATACAAAAAGTGCGCGGTAGACCCGATTCACTTTATGAAGAAGTATTGCATGATTCAACATCCGGTGAGAGGTAAGATACCTTTTCACCTATTTCCATTTCAGGAAAAAACACTAACTGAATTCAAAGATAACCGATTTAATATAGTATTGAAATCACGTCAAACTGGTATTTCAACACTATCTGCTGGATATGCACTTTGGAGAATGATATTCAATTCAGATTTCAACGTATTGGTTATTGCAACAAAGCAAGATGTAGCAAAGAACTTGGTAACAAAGGTAAGAGTAATGCATGAATTACTTCCAGGTTGGCTTAAGGGAGGTTCTTTGGAAGATAACAAACTTTCACTTAAACTACAAAATGGTTCTCAAATTAAGGCTATTGCTTCCTCTCCTGATGCAGGACGTTCTGAAGCATTATCACTTCTTATATTTGATGAGGCCGCTTTCATTGATGATATCGATGAGATTTGGGTTGCGGCACAATCAACCTTATCAACGGGTGGAGCTTGTATAGCACTTTCTACTCCAAATGGTGTTGGTAATTGGTTTCACAAAACTTGGTTAAATGCCGAAGAAGGTACTAACCCATTCAATACAATTAAATTACATTGGACGTTGCATCCTGAAAGAGGTGAAGCTTGGAGGGCTGAACAAGAGAAACTATTGGGAGCAAAGAAAGCAGCCCAAGAATGTGATTGTGACTTCGTTTCATCTGGTGATACCGTAATTGAACCGGAACTATTAATGTTTTATAAAGAATCTTTTTGCAAAGAGCCATTGGAAAAAACTGGATTTGATGGTAACTTATGGAGATGGGAATACCCAACCGTAGGTGGTTCTTATATGGTTATTGCGGACGTAGCAAGGGGTGATGGCTCGGATTATTCTGCAGCGCATGTTATAGAAATAAACACGTGTACACAGGTTGCAGAATATAAAGGTAAGGTTGATACAAAAGATTTTGGAAATTTCTTAGTTGAATTATCTACACAATATAATGATGCGCTTCTTGTAATAGAGAACGCAAACATTGGTTGGGCGTGTATTCAACAGGTGATTGATAGAGCATACAAAAACTTATTCTATATGAGTAAGGATTTAAAGTATGTGGATGTAGAAAATCAAATGAGAAATAAATATCGTGCTGATGAAAGACAAATGGTAGCTGGGTTCTCAACTACATCTAAGACTAGACCATTGATTGTATCTAAGTTGGATGAATACTTTAGAGAAAAAGCAGTTACAATACGTTCTAATCGTTTAATAGATGAATTGTTTACATTTATATTTATGAATGGTAGAGCGGAAGCTATGAAAAGTTACAATGATGATTTGGTTATGGCATTGTGTATTGGGTTGTGGGTTAGAGATACTGCACTTCGTTTAAGACAGGAAGGGATAGACCTTACTAAAAGGGCTTTAGGTGGTATAAGTTCTAATCAACAATACGAAGGAGTGTATGGTGGAAGTGATATGGCTGATAACCCTTGGAAAATGAAAATTGGAGATGATATTGAAGACCTAACTCAATGGTTATAAAAAATGTAGTGTTTTGACAATTTACGATATTTATGGTATATGTCAAAATAAAGTAAAGTAAAATGATTAGACTTAAAAATATCTTAAAAGAAGATGAGTATGTAGACCAAGCTTATAAAGCTGGTGATACTCCTACTGATAACCCAATTGATGATTATGATGAATTGGATGTTGAGCAAGAAGATATGGATGATTTCATAAACTTCTTAAAAGGATATTCAACTCAATTAGAAGAAGCAAATTGTAATTGTGTTTATGAAGCAGAATAT